AACCAGTAGCGCCTGTAGAACCAGTAGCTCCAGTAGCACCAGTAGCACCAGTAGCGCCTGTAGCACCAGTAGCGCCAGTAGCTCCAGTAGCACCAGTAGCTCCAGTAGCACCAGTAGCACCAGTAGCGCCTGTAGCACCAGTAGCACCAGTAGCACCAGTAGCGCCAGTAGCGCCTGTAGAACCAGTAGAACCTGTAGATCCTGTTGCACCAGTAGAACCAGTAGCGCCAGTTGCACCAGTAGCGCCAGTAGCGCCAGTAGAACCTGTAGCGCCAGTAGATCCTGTAGCACCAGTAGAACCAGTTGCGCCAGTAGCACCTGTTGCACCAGTTGCACCAGTAGCACCAGTAGAACCAGTTGCACCAGTAGCGCCAGTAGATCCTGTAGCGCCAGTAGCTCCTGTAGAACCAGTTGCACCAGTAGAACCAGTTGCACCACCACTATTTGGATTACCACTACCTAAAATCGTATGTTGTCTAAACCACGATAAAGAAGCAGTTGAATTACTTCCCATTGATACACCCAAATAACTTGTACTATCCTTAATTGGTTTTTGTATAGGTAATGTAATATCATATAATGAACCAGTAGTACCTGCATTAATATTAGCACTACTTAAATCTATATTTAGAATATGTCCAAGTGTCTGTAAATTAGAATTCACAACAGAAGGGCCTAATGTTGTACTATTAATAACCACGTTATTACTTATTGTATATGAATTTCCCGAATCAATATTACCAGTCGCATAAAAACGCCCATCAAATCCTAGTAGTTGATCACCCATATATAAATAGTAAATATTTTAAAAATTTATATAAAAATAATTATATATATTTCCTATGCTTTAATAATTATGAAGTTAAACGTAAAACAAATAATTAATATAAAATCAAAAAATGATATCAAAAAATATAATTTGAACACACCATTATTTAATAATAATTATCTTTTTCATTATCTTATTCTCTTAAAAAACTTAGATGGTTTAAAATTAGTAAAATATCCAATTTTCAAAGAAAATAATGATGGATTAAATGGATTCCATTTAGCAGCTAAAGAATATGACCACTATATATTATGTTTCTTAATAGAAAATTATCCAAATTATATTTATAATAAAGATCATAATAGTAATTCATTTGCATATTTCTTACCATCTAAGGAAATTATAAAATTAATAAAAAAATATCCATCACTAGACTGGAATGATCTTATTGAGAATGGTACTGCAAAAAAAAACATAATAACAAAAATAATATTATCAAATTTAAATTACAAAGATTTACAAGAGTTTATAAATATTTATAAACTTAATTTAATTGACAATAATCAATTACTATTTAATATTATATATAATCAAAATATTAATAGTAAAGATAAGATAAAAATATTAGATAATTTTACAATCGAAGAATTAAATATCAAGACTAAAAATAACGAGGGAATTATTTTTAGTGTCATAGAATTAGATGATAACAATCTATTTAATTATTTATTATCAAGAGATATAGATTTGAATTATTATTGTATCGCATTATCCTACCCAATATTCAAAGCATTATATTATGACATTATGAATCCTTCAGATTCAAAAAAATTAATGTCAATAACCATATATGATAAAATAAAAAATAATGAAAACTTTTACACACAAACAGATAAATTCTTAGATAATATTGCACATAAGGTATTATTTTTTAGATACTCTAATATTCCTAATAATAAAGACTATTCATTAGATTTCATCATATTAAAAGAATGTGATGATGAGACTTGGAATAAAGAAAATATTAACAATATATCACCTTTTGATCTAATAAGTAGATTGGATTATAAGATTTATTCAAAAATATTTCATAAGATTAAAATAAAGAAATCAATATTAAATAGAATAAAAAAAGACAATATAAATCACGATTGGATTAAATTATTCTCATCATTCAAAGAATATAATGAACCTGAAATAAATATCAATACTATTGATAATATTGAATATACTCATTCTACATTATTTCAATCTAGATTTACAGATGTAGGAATATTCTGTTTGTATTTAACTGATAAATATAAAACTTTGTATTTACCAAATATGGATTCTTACTTATTAAATAATATAGCTTTCGATGAAATATCAGGCTATCCTTTCGCTGATGATCTAATAATGAGAGAACCAATATTTCCGTGGATAATAAATTATAATACTGAAAATACATATTATATCCACCCCTATTTAAATAATTTAATAAATGCAGAAATTATAAAACAAGATAGAAGATTTGCATGTGTTTTTCTGAGTGTCATAACAGATACTTATTTACATGCGAATATTCTAATATATGATTTAAAAAATAAAACAGTAGAAAGATTTGAACCATATGGTAATATTGCAGACACTAACACAATGATAGACAATGTATTAGAAGAAGAATTAACATGGAACACAGGATTAAGATATATAAGACCTGAAGAATATTTACCTTTTGCATCTTTCCAAATGATATCAGATGAGAATAATGTAGAGTATCAAAAGGCAGGTGATTTTGGCGGGTTTTGTCTAGCTTGGTGTATATGGTATTTAGAAAATAGATTAATGAATCCTGATATTGATCAAATATCTTTAGTAAAAAAATTAATAAATAAATTAGGTTCCTTAGATATAAAATTTATAGAATATATAAGAAACTATGCAAATAAAATAAATGATTCGCGTGTTAAATATTTAACAAAAATAGGTATAAATAAATTTAATATATCTGATTTAAATTTAAAAAATAAGGATGATATGTTATTAACTAAATATTTAATAAATAAATACAGTGGAGAACTTAATTAAATGTTCGCAATAAAATCATCGTCAATAACAATATTATCAACTTCTGCATTTCCAGTCGTGTCATCTTCAACTTCAAATACAACATCTTCTTGTTTATCATTTTTATCAATGAATTGAGCCAACTCGCCCATTTTTTTAAGGCTTTTCTTATCATCAGGTGAGTATTTATGAACTAAATAATATTTCTTACTACTAGTACAAGAGTCTAATTGTAATAATACAAAATCATCTAAAACTAAACGTTCTTTCTTAGGACCACGAGACAGGGTCCCTTTTGCTTTTGCAATAACAATTGAACCATCTAATAGTTTGCATTCAAAACGTGCATCACCTTTTTCGCCAATTATAGTTCCATATTCTTCTCCTTCTTTTTCTTGTCTAAACCTTAGTTCTTTATTAAATTTAGATTTTTGTACGTGTTTCTTTTGATGTGTCGCCATTAATATAATAAATATAAAGTTTAATTTTAAATCAATTATTTATTCAATTTTTTGGAGTTAAATAAAGGTGTGATTAAAAATTGATTTATAAAATTATTACTTTTATATAATAATATTTTTATAATGGAAATAATCTCTTCAGAGTTGCAAACAAAAGAATGGCGTAAAAGTCAAAAGTGGTATAAAAATGGAAAATCAAATGAATGTGAAAAATATCAAATGAAAATACTTGAAGAAAATATAAAAGATAAAATAGATAAAACTAATGATAGAATTTACATGACTACAAATGAAATTAAATCTAATAGAAATCCAAATCGCGATAATGATGGTTTTGAATACACTGAAAATTTTGATGGAAAGATATGTGTTAAAAATAATACATATTATTTCAATTTAAAATTTGTATGTGAAAATGGTGGTGGTGCTCAAACACGAACATTACGTGAAGTATATCATTTTATTAAATATCAAACAAAATATTTAGAAAAGTTTAATACAAAAAATATATATTTTATCAATATTTTGGATGGTTATGGGTGTTATCATCATCGTGAAAAATTTAATTATTTAATAAATAAAAATACAAAAGACTATATATTTATTGGCGATATGAATGAGTTTATAAATAGCGACTTGATAAATAAAATTAGATAGATGATAAATTATCTAAAATATATTCCGCAACATTATACACCAAATCAAATGATATTCTCTTCCTCGCAATATCTTTACTTTCTCTATAATTAGTTAAAAATAATGAGTTAAATTTTAATCGATGATCGTTTAGATACTTGTTAAATTTTTTTACTAGATCTTTTTGAATATTATGATCAATAGATGGTTCAATAACTAACGATGCATAAGTCCGCGCTGTTTGATTTGGTGTATTATCCACATATATATCTTTATCATTAACAAATGATAATCCAATCTTATTTGTATCATTATCATCAATACATTTTACTAGAATATTTGTATTTTGCTTATCTTTATTTTTTTTAGTTAATCTAGTTATATTATATTTATGTTTTAATGGAAGATTGTAAATAGTACCTCCTATAATATAATTATTATCTTTATTTAATTCTGTAGTTATTCTATTTTTAGATGGATATATAACAATATTTAATTTATTATCATTATTATTATTTCTTAATTGAAATTGAAAAGAACATATGGTATATGATGTGTCATCAAATACTTTTTCTTCAAATATATTTAGCAATATAATATAATACTTTTCTAAAAATAATTTTCTCAATTGAATATCAGCACATCTAATAGAAGACCAAAAATTTAAGGGAATAATAAATATGCCACCTAAACATTTATTTGTTAAAAGCTCTTTAATAACACATTTATATAAATCATTTACATCATATTTATCAAATAATATTTTACTCTTTGATTTATTTCTTGCCAAATATGGTGGATTTGTTATTAAAAATTTATTATTATAATCGGGTGGGTTATTTATAGTATCTCTTTTTATTATAAACTCTTTTTTTGGATCTATATCATAACATTCAATATTAAATTTTCTATCAGTCTTTTCAATAAATACCAATAAATCGCCATTGCCACAAAAAGGTTCTATGATATTTTCTATATTATTTGGTATCATCATACCATTTAATATATACTCTTGTCTAGTTGTATAAAACTGTCCTAAATTTTTTTTATTTTGTATTTTATCTTTTTTTGACATTATTATTAATTTATATAAAATATTATTATTTAATTAATTTTGTTCAATTTTTATTTAATTTCATTTATCTCAATTAAACAAAATATTGCTTTTCCAAAGGTGTAAAAATTGATGACTTATTCTTGATCTAATTTAACATCAGTATCAACTAGTGGAACAGTTTCATCTGATTTGGTTAGTTTTGATGCTGCTAAAAATAAGTTATCAGAATCAACATGCACCCCTTCATCATTAGAAATAACCTTAGGAGGGAACACTTTATTTTTTAATAAGAAAAATTTATCTTTAGCAAAGGTAAATAAGAATAATGTGGATGCAGCTACAAAATCAATCATACCACGGAATTTTGTGTAAAGGAAACTAGTTTTATTATCTGACATTTATATAAATATACACCATAATATATTTTTATATAAATTTTATAATTTAGATTTGATATTATAAAATTTTGGATGCAAACAATATCTTGCATCGAATAAATTATTATATTCTGTTTTGCATTCTATACAAATGAATATAAAGTTATATTTATCTGTTTCAAAATCACTCTTATATAATATAATATTCTCTCTAGTGGGTAGGCTGAACATTGTATCTACTGGTAAAATAATTGTTTCCATTATTATTTAAGAAAAAAATCCTTTAAACATGATATTTTTTCCATAGTCTCTTCATATTGATATCTCATATTTATCCAAGAGTGATAATGAGTAATAACATCTTTTTCTAATATAATTTCAGTAGGATGAATATGTGGGCTTGTTATGAATTCATTCTCATTAATTTGTTTCGTAAATAATATTGTCTTTGTATATTTATCTTCTCCTACGTATTCTGATAATTCTATTATATTATTATCTATAATATCACTATCATTGATGTTAGTTATTATATTGCTTTTAATTGTTATCGTATTATTATATCTATTCAAAAACTCCATAATATTCATTTTATCCATCTTAGGAATATAAATAAATTCATCTGCATCGATCAATGCAATGTTTCTACATTTATCTTTCATCGCATTAACACCAATAGATAATGCATTTCTTTGTATATTATCATAATGAAAATCTTTAAAAGGGGCGTATGGAAAATCTATTAATAAAACCTTACCTTCATATTTATCAGTTATTTCTTTCATCATTCTATTGTTAATACAATTCTCAATCGGTTCATTAATAGGATTTACCTTATTCTCATCATTATTAAAAATAATAATTCCAGAAAACCCCAATTTTAAATTATACTGAATCCATTCATCTAGCCGATGTGAATAGTTTTTACATGTAGTACTAATAATAGCTGATCTGTCCTTATCTAATCTCATATTTAAATTTTCAAAAGGGAATGTTAATTTTAAATTTGTATAAACAACACTATTCCCATTAGAATCAAATACTAGATTATCAATGTAAATATTATTATGAACATAATAATCTATAGTATATTCTATTAAAAAATCTGGACGATCCTGACAAAAAGAGACTTTACAATTATCAAGTCTCCCATTACTTTTAATATTGGTTATTGGTTTTTCATAATGTCCAAATAACTTTATTTTTTTATTTAATTTATCATAAATACACGCTTTATTAAATAATGTAATCATATAAAATTAAATAAAAAAATAGCTTTAATATAATTTAAGCTGAACACGACCCGCATACAGGATTACATAGTAATTCAGATTCATCAACAGGATTTATAGTATTATTATTCTTAACTAATTTAGGATCAATTGTAAATTTAATTGCATCGGTCGAAGGCTTGCTTCTTAGATAATATATTCCTGTTTTAAGACCATTTCTCCAAGCCCAAAAGTGTGATGAACCTAATCTTTGATAATCAGGTTCTGACATGAAAATATTCATAGATTGTGTTTGATCTACAAATGCACCTCTGGCTTTGGCAGCTTTTAATACCCAAACTTGTTTAATTTCCCAAATAGTTTTGTAAAGTTGTTTAAACTGAAGTGGAATACTATCAATGTTTTGAATAGAACCAGATGCAGCAAGAATCATATCTTTCATATCATTATCCCATAATCCAATATTTAATAAATCTTGTACTAGGAATTTATTAACCAGTGGAAATTCACCGGCACTAGTTTTTCTAGAATAAATATTATTAGTAAAGAATTCAAAACATTCATTATTACCAAGAATTTGACTTGTATTGGCAGTTGGCATTAATGCGGTTAGTAGGCTATTCCTTGTACCATATTTCATAACACTGTCTCTAAGTTTGACCCATTCCTCTTTATAAAATGGCTCAACATTCCACATATCATGTTGAAAGATACCTTGTGAAAAAGGAGATCCTTCAAATGATGAATATGCTCCTAATGTTGTATTATGTAAATGAGAGTGTCTTAATTCATATTTATTAGGTCTTAATTTATGATACAACTCATTAATTTCTTCATTCATATGAATATAAGAGCTATCG